AGGATCTATCTCAACCATAATGGTTGAAATAGACAGCAGTGTTCCACTGCTGCCCTGTCGAACCAGCCCAGTAGGGCTGGACCGTCGGCGTATAGTCCCAACTGGGACTACACGCCGGTTTCCTCTTGTACCGTAAGGTGCCATGCCTGGCTCCTATGGCGCAAGAGTTAATCGAACGTTGCAAAAAGCTTATCAGTAACCCGCTAGGGTTATAGATTCGCGACTTAACGCCTCGAGGAAACATGAAGCCGTTCTCAGTGATTCGAATAGACTTTTGAACCGGAACGTAATGGCTGTACGAAACAGACCCATTACGATTGGTTCGGAGTACATTCCGAACAAAAGAGTAAGGCATCTTGATTCCAGCGGCATCATCATCTTCCACAGGGACGGGGCAGAAATCTACTTTTGAAAGTAGACGCTGGACCGTATGTGGAAGCTTGATGCCTGTTCTTGCAGAGAACAGGTTAAGCTGGTTAATTGCAACGTAGAGATCTTGCATAGATTCGAGACTCTTTATATAAGGGCCCCGGATGTTCAGACCATTGAAATAGTCTGAACCGCAAGATTCTCGGAACGGACCTTCTGCGAAGGTCTTATCGCCATTGACCTGGAACCCAGCTAGTTCGAGAAGACGCAGCACCCTATGGTGTAAAACCGTAGGGTATGCTAAATCATCCCCGAACACAGCGAAATTCCCAGTCAAAGAACCGCGTGGGCAGTCAAGTTCAACACTTAACGACTTAGCGGCGGCGATAATGATGCATGAGAATATGATCGTTTCGAGGGGAAAAGTAAAACCATTCCCCATAGAGCTAATCATATTTAACTCATGTGCTCCCTTACCAGGGATATCACAACAAGGACTACGAAGCATCTCCAGCCAGCTCATAAGGCCGGCCGGCAATGCTTCTTTAAGCATCTTGCGTGATATAGAGTCGCTTGCGGAAGAGAGGTCAAGAGTGACCCCTAAACCATCAAGCGAGAACCTCTGAGCTAAAGAACGATTCTTGGACGGTTGAATTGACAAGTCTATACCATAGGCTCGTCTCAACCGCTTCTCCAAGATTATGGCGAGCCCCTTCTGATAAAACATATTCAGATTGGGCTCAATACAAATCGTTCTAGATATATCAGCGTTCTTCGGAACAAAACTAAGACGGTTACCTGCGACTACATCGAATGATCCATGGTGAAGTGAGCGGATAATCTCCGCGTTACTCCACTCGGGCCACTGTCGGATGTAGCGTCTGTATATTTCATACAGATCACTGCGTGTACAACTCAGCCGGGAGGCAAACAACTTTGTATAAAAGTCACCACCTCTAGCACCAACGGCCGCACCAGGTCCAACACTCGAGGAATCGAGTATTGAGCCGAATGACGGAACGATGGAAGATACCCCGTTAAACGGATAATAGAACTCGGAGAGAGCTGTCTTAAACTCCCCCCAGAGGACTTCATCCAACGAGGTGTTGAGCTGTAGAGTCCAGTCCCTGCAGCGAATGTCGCTAGCCAGGAACTTCTCAAGGGCACGCTTATCATTTTCCTCTGAATTCTTAACCTTCAATTTCTTGAAGAAAGATGACAGAAGTGATGAAATACTTGCCTCAATTGGACTCATCCCGGGCCACATAATAGATGGGTTCTTCTCGATAAGAGAAATAACCTCGTCCGTTACGTAGTTCCGGGTGTCAGCAAGCAGATGTGAGTAAAGCACAGAAGGAGAAATCCCCATGTCAATGCCACTCCACGTTTAACAACCTACACACCTTATTTCGTCTTAACGACGACCCAGCGAGCCATAGCCTCGGAGTCCTCGCACAAAACCAGACTTTCATCTGAGTTAAGTGCGGTAGGAGCGAGACCTAGCTTGCGGAAGTCGACATGTTGTGTGTCGATCATTGCAGGCATACAGGAAAACCCATGAGCGCCGAGAACGGCGTCCAAAGGAATCTCTGCATCTGCAAACACGACAGCAACACTCGTATCTTCGATTAGAAGATCTGAAGACACCCTGATGGGTGTTGAGACGAAGGAAGATAACTGGCGATTTTTGCAAAGCTGGCGAATAGCAGCCTTACAGCGAACCGCCTCATTATACCGACGAAAACGGGCTTTCCCGCAGACTTTTGTACCCTGGAGGTGACCACAGAAGGTCACATCCTCAAGGTACGTGTCGAACGACAAAGCACCGGCTTCGAGAGCATGATGGGCGACAAGCTTACGGATAGCTTCTTCACCCGACTTAGGCATCAAAAGAAAACCTATTTCGAATTGCATAAATAACTCCAGTTTCTAGTGAGTAGTAACAGCCTGCGGCGAGAGTGACTCGATGCCGTCGCTGATGGCGGGAATTATATTCCCACCACCATAAGCGCCGACAAAGAACACAAGAATCGCGAGGATAAAACGCTTGAAACGAGGATTCATGAGCGACTAGCCCATGATTCCAGTGATAAGCGTATCTCCCAACCCGGCAGAGTTCTGATTCAGAGCTCCGACGAAAAGGGACGCAGCTGCACGAATGTTGCTACTATCATACGAATCAGATCCGGCCGGTACATCAATAGTTGTACGAATGACCAGGACCTGAGGCGCATTGTTAGCAGCGAAGTTGACACCCTTACGGATGACCAACCCAAACGTGTTTTTCGGAACAGCCGTATACTTTCCCGTGACCGGGTTCGGCGACTGCAGAGTTTTCATACTCTTAGGTCGGTAGAACGTAACGGTAAACGGGTCGGACGACGAATGGCTCCGAACGCCAGCCTGCGTGCCAGTTAAGGCAGTAATCGCATGCTGACGACCATTGACATCAGGGGCGGTATCCAACGTAGGCGTATAGCCGGGCGTTGTGAAACCGGTCTGTGCCCCGCCGGTAACGGCGGAAAGTGACCAAGTCATAATAGACTCCAGTGTGAGTTAAGGAACTAAAATGGAAGCAAAGTACGGTGTTGGGCCCCAAGGGCACCAACATTAAGCCACCTAAGCGAAGTAATACCAGGGACACTAATCCTGAAATCAGGAACAAGTGAACCCTTGTACTCATCTCGCCCAAAGTAGCCGTACTGAACTTTATAACTGCCGGGGTTGCAGGACAACAGGATGTTGTAAACGTCATTGCTGAAGATAGTAGGAATTACTTGGACATTGTCAGTTCTCAACTCGACAACGACCTTGTAGCTCCGTTCTTTCCAAGCAAAACGCCCCTCCGGAAAGGAGGCTGCACTTATTATATCACCAATATTGGTGAAATAATCAACGAGGAACGAGTAAGGGATTAACTCCCATACCGTAGGTGCAAAATTGTCGATCGTAAGACCGACATCACGAAGAGTTTCGTTACCGTAAAGCAAAGAGGGGTTTGCGTCTGAGTGAACCCAGACGGCCCCTGAATACCTCACGGAACACTGCTCTTCAGTCACCTGGTCGTATCTGACTTCTGTACCATCTGATAGATAACTAGCAGGCACTCGAGCAATCTCACCTTTCAACTGAGAAGATCCACGGACGTGTGTAACGTCCGAGATCGACGGTTGTTTGGTAGCGTGCAAGATTGCGCCACTTATATCTGAAATCAGAGGTCGCCAGCCATATACGTACTCGAGCCAAGTTTCCGTTATGATTCTCTGCTTAGCATTGTTAAGCTGATCATTAGAGATGCGTCGAACACCGCGAGGTGTTGGATCATTGCTCAAAGGACCAGCCCTGCGCTTTTTGACGAGCGCATTAACAAGTGGAGTACTCCACCTCTTTGGGTTACCACGCCTTTTCGATAAGGTCGTGAGATACTTAGTGAGGCCTTGGCGGAGAGCCTTAGCGGGATTGATTATCTGAGAAACGGTCTGTTTAAGTTGACCAGCGAACACGCCACCCTCAAAAGAGGTTTGCGCACTCCTGGCATTTTCAACAAACCGTCCCAGAGCCTCGGCATCGGCCTGGACATTGAACGTTCCTGATGGAAACACCGTCGCCGGTACTCCAGTAAACAGGTCTTGATTTTCGCTATAGCTCCAAGGATAATTGACTTCATAGTAATGCTCATCGGCGCCCTCGATATGAATTTTACGAGTGCGATCAATGCGCGTATGGCCAACATTAAGGTCGAAAGCGGTATAACCGATTCCGTCCATATGTGTCGTCGCACTCGTATGATTACGAATGCGCTGTATGTAATCTTTCAAATTCGGCGAAGTAGTTACTGTGCACTGAAAGTTGTGGGAAAACCCATCCGAACTTTCCTGCACAGGTAAACCCTGTTGCTGAGTTCGATTGAAAACAGTCCATTTTACAATGTTGTCTTTGACCTTGATAGGCATAGCGAGACCTCCAATAAAGCCCAGATGAGGACTAAGTCCCCAATGAAGGGACCTCGGCGGTGAGCCGGGGTCCC